AACCTGTCAGAAAAGTCCAGAATTGTCGCACAGTTTTTGGAATCTGTTTTCCGCAATGCACGACTCGCTCGCTGGATCGTCTTCTGCGATGACCTGCCACCGCTGACCATGATCAGCAGCTCCACGTTGGGCAGATCTAGTCCTTCGTCGGCCAATGATGTCGCAATCATGGTTCGTAGGTTTCCGACCTTGAACTCCTCCATCGCCGCCTTGCGCTGCTTCTTGCCGATCTTCGAATGGACGAGGAGCGAGCGTGGAATCGCGGCTTCGTATTCCTCGCCCAGCGTGATGCGCGGTATAAGGATGAGAGTCTGCATGTCGAGGTGTTCTATCGCGTAGTCGATGGCGTACTGATTGCGCGCATCATTCTGGCAGATGCCAATGTCCACCAAGGATTCCCAAGCGCACATGCGTTTTAATTCGTCATCACTTATCCGCATATACCGCCGTCTTGCTTGGAACAAGCGGTCGATGTTGTCGTCGATCTTCTGCTTCAGGTTCAGGTCGGTAGCGTCGGAGAGTTGAAGGTAAGCGTCGGCCAATGAATCGCCGATGTCGCTGCGCTTGATTTCGTAGGTGCGATTGCGGAAGAGCGTTCGCGTGATGGCGTTCCGGTCAGGGTCGTCGCCCCAAGGCGTGGCGTCGAAGCCGTAGCGCAGACCGTTGCAGGATTCGATGATGCCTCGCAGAACCTTTGCCGCGCTTCTCTTCGCTTCGTCCACTATAAGAAGGTTCTTCTCGCTGAAGTCTACCGACTCATGCGGACAACGAACGTCTACGATGCTGTCAGCAATTCCCGCGACTCTCAACGATGTGCGCGCTTGCTGACATGTCTCGCGTGTTGGAGCAAGCCATCCAAACCACATGTTAGGATATAATTCGTGGTAATGCTTGATGATGCTCGCGGCAATCCATGTCTTGCCGCTGCCAGCCGGTGCGATGATCAGGCCGTCGCTAGTTTTGGCCCACTCTACTGCGTTCTTTTGGTAGTCTCTCAGATTCATAGTTTTAGGAAATTTGCCCCTCCGCCCACTGCTTCATAGCGAGCGAAGGGGATTGTGCCGCCCACACGGGAGGCTTCGCTGTCAAGCGTTAGCCGCCGATGAGGAGTGTGGTACTTGCGTCGTCCCACGCTTTTCATCCAGCAGCTTTCGCAACGCTTGGGCAGCGAGAAAGCCGATCTTGACTCCGTTCTGTTCGCAGTATCTGCGGAACTCTTCGTGGAGTGCTGAGTCGATGGTGATTACTGTGTTCTTCTTTTTGGGTTTCATGGTTTCTCGCTTAGCTCTTTGATGATCTTGGTCCTAGCTCGACCCTTCGCTTTGACGATGAGTTGCAGGATGATGATTGGGTTTACCGTTGAAACGTGCTGCCAGTATGGTCTGGCTGCGTCGAGTTCGCGTGCGCGGTCGATGTCCACCACAAGCACCTCGCTAGTCATCTTGTGTTTGTAAACGAACGCGACTGACAGGTCTGGAGGGGTGTTCATTGTTTGGTTTCCTTAGCCCTATCCCAAGCGAAGCAGTCATCAGGATCAGCGCAATACAGTCGCATTCTGTCCCCCGCCTCCCCCAACCGCTTGATCTTAGCGTCAGCATTGTTCAGCGCCCGCTCCAAGGCACGCGCATGGTTGATAAGAACTTTTGGTTCAGGATCCATGTCATGTATAATTAGAAGCGTATCTGTTCGCAGCGTATCACTCACAGCTTGGCCTCCTTGGCTTTGGTCCAGATTTTGAGACGAATAAATACGTCCTCTTCCGTAACCATATTGTCCCCCGCCTCCTCCAGCCGCTTGATGCGTTCGTTGGCGGCGTTCAGTTCGCGTTCGAGTTGTTCAGAAAACTCAGCATCAACGGCGGTGTCCAAATCATGAAAACCACGCTTCGCATCCGTCCTTGGTGTATCGCTCACGGCTTGGCCTCCTTCCGTTTGGACCTTTTGGCTTTGCGAAAAGAAACGTAGAACTGAACCCATTCAGGCGTATCTTTCAGCCTGAATCCATTCACGTTCCATCGCTCGCTGCGAGCGCCTTCGACGATTTCCATCAGCGCATCTCCCGTCTCCTCCAGCCGATTGATGCGGGCCTTTGCTTCGTTCAACTCGTACTCCATCCGAGTGCATTCTTCCGCCATTGCCATGTGATGGCAGACATCTTTTAGACGGGCTGCGTCAGTCCTAGGGTATTTGCTCACGGCTTGGCCTCCTTCTCACTCCACAGCAGCAGATCAGCGCGGAGAGCGTCGTTCTCTCGCTCTAGTTGGGTGATGCGCATATGCTGCTCCGCTAGTCGCTCCGCCGCTTCAGCGACTGCCGCGTTGGCTGCGCCGTCCTCGGATTGAATATCCTGAGACAATATCCGCATGGCTGCGATCAGTGTTTCAGTTGATGTTCTCACGGCTTTGCCTCCCCTCTGGCTTTGTTCCACAGATCAACGTCGTATCCAAAGCCCAGTTCGTAGGCCATCAAGTCACCTCCTGTTTCAAGCGCGGCAACATAGTCGTATAGCTTTGAGATGCGCTGTTGCAACCCACGCACCACAGCCACTCCCTGCTCGACATCATCGGTTCCTAGCAATGCGCGGAACTCCTCGCGGAGCTTGTAATTCCGATCGGCTTGCAGTCGCGCTGTGTCACGCTCTGCGATGAGCAAAGGTATTCGATTCTCCGCTGCATCCCGTTCTTCAGCAATGCGAGCAACGTCAGCGTTTGCAGACATGAGCAGTTCGATTTTGCTGTTGGCAGCGTTGAGTTCGCGTTCTAGTTGGCAAGCGAAGTCAGCATCGATAGTCACAACACCATCCAATGGTCCATGCGGCCTGTTTACTTCTGATTCCGTCCTCGGTGTATCGCTCATTTGCCCTCCCGCGCTTTGAGCATCGCGTCGGCTATCTCGTAAGCCATAATCGCGCTCTGGTTTATGTTGTTGTACCATCCCACTTCATTGATTGCCTTCGCCGCGAAGTAGTCGCGCATTGAAATACCATGGTAATTGATTTCTGGATCAATTCCGTCCCATTGCGTTGTATGTGGAAACGCCGGTCCTCCGTCGTTGATCTGGATGCTCATTTCGATTCCTCCACCACTCCACACGGGAGCCACGTTTTACCGCCGTCGGTGCTGTACTCTCGCTCATCCAGCCACAAGTCTCTGTCAGCTTGGACAGACACCCAGCCGAGGAGAACTCGGTCCTGCGGGTTGCGCTTGAATCTCATCCACGCCCCCAGCGGCACCTCATCCGCAGTCCACGGGCGAAACTTTGCAGTGGGTTTGATACGGTAGTCGTAGTTGAGCCAGTTCCAACTTGGGTTTTTATCGAGTACCCAATCATAAGTGCCAATCAGTTTGGATTCCACTTCCATTCCATTGATAGATGCATCCATAACGCGGATGGTTTCTTTGGTTTGTTCGATGTTCACTTTGATTCCTTTCTCGCTAGATATTCCGCCACCGCTTCGTCGGCCACAAACTGTAGCTTGTAGCCCTTCTTGGTTGCGTACTCTTTCAGTCGCTTGTGTGTGTCATCGCTGACCACGAAGATCTTGGGAGTGGGACGTTTGGGTTTGGGGGTGTTCATTTGGCCTCGCTCGTAATGGCTTCGTGAATGACCGCGAATTCCTTGGCGAAGATTTCGTCGCGGATCTGGATGGCGATGTCGCGATGCTCTTTCTGAGTCCCCTTGGCGCAACGCTGCTCGAAGTAATGAATCCATGATCGGATGTTGCCGGTCATGTACAGAGTCGTCTGTGTACAGAGCGGCAGGACCATTCGCGCTGTCTCGCGGCTCACACCTTCCTGAAGCAGCGTTCGATACGTCCTGAACGCCAGATCGACCGACTTGGCGACGCATTCAATGGCCCACTCCTGCGGGAATTTTTCGCCGCTTCCCTGGCGGTTAACACGGTCCTGAGTGCGAAGTTCGACCGGCTCCGCTGCATCGCTTGGCGCATAGCGTTGGCTAAACTCCTGAAAGCAAAAGCTGCGATGTCTGAGAATCTGAGCTGAGATGGCGCGGCTGGTCTGAATCTCGACGGTCATGCTGGCCTGCTCGAAGATGCTCCAATGGCCGTGCT